TTGTCCCTTAATTAACTTTCGGGCCTTGTCATAATACTCTTCCTTGCGGATGATCCCGAGGAACCACGCCCGAGTATATACGTTGTTTAAAAATTCAACACGCATAAAAGCATAATAATCACACTCCTGAAAAGTATTGAATTGTGCAACCGAAACCTCGTAATGTGGGTACGGGACCGAACTTACTTGCTTAGCCTTACAATCCACAAAACCCTCGGGGATCAATATATCATAGTCGTAAGTGTTTGTCAAGACGCCGCCCAAATATTCTGAGGCAAGTTGCTCACCAATAAATCCACACTGATTTCCATCGCCACTAGTTATTGAATTTTTCAACTTGCCCATATCTCGGGATTTAGCCCAAGCATATCGCCGCACTTCGTCTGTTATCTGTAGTTCTATCATTTCCAAAATCCTTCGGGTATTGCAAGGGCTAGAGGGGGGTTATTTTCGTCAGTATGTTTCTGCATGTCAGAGTCAATCATAGCAAACATAGATACCGACATTGTTTGATCTCCCTTTAGTCCGTCCATAAGATCTTTAGCCTCACTATAGGGAACCGTAATAGGATTGTTGCACTCGAATATGTGAATTTTTTCATCTAGCCAATTGTCGTACTTCTTTTCGTATAAGGCACATAAGCTATTAATTGATTCTTTGGAGCCACTTTTTAGCAGGAGCCTGTAGAAGAAATAACCTGACATTGTGGAGACCCAAACAGAGTCTTTAAAACTGATTTGTGAAGACATGGGGACTTTCTATGTAGATCCGGGGGCCTGATAATAGGATGTGGTAAAGCCTTCGCGTTTAAGATCGTTATTCGCTTTTGTTATACCGTAAGTTTTAATATAATTTTCAACGTGATTACATATAGGAGTTTCTGTTCCGGGCCAATTTGTTTTATAAAAATGGCACAATCTAGTGCATCTAAAGTCTGATCTCCATTTATTAATAGGCTTAGGAAGTTTGCACGAATGCATTTCTTTTATTAGTCCACGCAATCTAGAAATAAATATGTCATGGTGGGAGGTATCAAAGCATATACTGTATGGGCCACCATCTCTAAGGAAAAGAATAGTAACAACTATATTCTTAAATTGAGGAAAAAGTTTAGATGTACAGTAATAATACATCAAAAGTTGAAGATCCTTATTAAGCTTTTCTTCAGTCTTTTCTTGCCCCGTGGACCAATCCCAACGCTTCCCAGTTTTGAAATCCCATAAATGCAGTGTTTCTTCCGACTCCTTAACTAATAAATCCATAGTCCCTTTTAATTCAAGAATGTACTTTTCACCTTCGTATTCAAAATGTGCCCAATCCTCATCTTTTAAAGATATATTAAATGACTGCTCAGGTTTAAATATTTCTACTTTTCTTGGGTCGTACTGACCGTTGTTATAACCAATGCAATTATCAACCATATCTTTACAAAATTTATAATCTTTTTTATCATTAAACGCTAGATTAGGATTGCTTACCTTATAATGATTATACGCCCGGTCCATAGCTTCGTTATAGAAAGAGTCAGACAAAAGATCATTTACATTAAAGGTAAATTCTCCAACTTCTTCATCTTTAAATGTTATTTTTTTCTTTGTAGGATTATCCTGTATCTGTTTTTTAGCTATGGCGAATATTTCAAGAACCTTATGGCTAATTGTTCCCCATGTTGCCTTAAGTGAACTGGGAGACTGTAAGCCGAGAGCATACTGGATATATGTACTTTGCTGACAGTATGACCACTGATTTAATAAAGATGACCTCGCAAAAACTATGGGTATCATTAAATATCTTTCATGTTGTTATCGGCTATTATCCGGCACCAGTTTATAAATTCGTTATCGGGCAAGGCCTGCTTCATAAAATTTACTATCTTATGAACCCATTGAACATTTCCCTCTACATACCCCTTTGAAGAATCTACGCGATCTAAAGAAGCCTTACTATCGCTATTTTTAAAATCTATATCTACTCCAGAAATCTTACATTTTTTATTTTGTAATATAAACAATTCTGATAAATATTCTATGGTCAAGTCAAAATCAAGTTTACTTTTTATTGATCTTTTTTTAATATGTGAAAAAGTTTTACCCGAAACATCACCAGAGCCCTTCCAATTTTTGCTTTTATCCCCCTTCGAACTAACCTGAAATTCTCTAAATATTTCATGTTGTCTCAAAGCTAATCTTACTTGGGGCATGGTGCAGCCAAACTCTTCCGCAATTTTAGCGTGAGTAATCGATTGGACCACATACATTTCGTACAAAATTTTAGGATCTATTTTTCTTGCTGGTATATCTTTCTTGCTATCTTTTAAAATTCCGAATATTTGCCTCTTTGTTTTATTAAATTTGCTAACACAATATTCTATTCCAAAATTATCAAAATCTTCTTTTATTTGAGTTATCTCACTTATTGTAAAAAATTTTTGGTTTTTATGTAAACCACTTTTAATATAAGTATTTGTATCTTTTTTTATTTTTTCGGCTTTTACCTTTTTACTAGATTTCGGCCTAGAGGCTTTAATTACGCCAAAATCTTTTAATTTTTTAAATATTTGTATTTCTGTTTTTCCAAGCTTTTCTATTAATTCGGAATAAGTGTGATTATTATAATTTTCTTTTAAGAATAGCTCTTGGGCTTCTGTCCAAATCTTTTTATTAACTTTGAGACCAAGTCTCCTAGCCTCATTCATCATTGATAATAAACCCCTACCAAGAAAATCGGCAGTTTCCTGATTTGTGTGGGATGGATAATATTCTCTAAGTAAATTTCTTTCTTCTTCAGTCCAGAATTTTCGCATTTTTTGTTTTCCGTAGTAAGTTTATGTAAAGTCACATATACTTATACGCAAAAACAATCAAACACTTCTTAAACACGACTCTTTACTCATCCTTCTTCAAAATATCCAAAATCTCACTCCACCCATAACTTATGTATCCCGAATTCCACGGTTGCTTGAACAATAATGCAGTACCGCCAGCCTCCCTAAATTTATGCACATTCTCCACGTAATCATCAATCAGGACACCATTACCAGCCATTAGGTGTTTGGCTCCACCGATCATAACCCGCTTAGGTTTTATGCCCAAATGTTTCTTGAGCCAGTAAAGTTTTCCAGCATGGCAATGAGGGCATGAATTGGGAGAGGTCGATATATATACGTCCCCTAAATCACACAATCCCTCATAGAACTCCCCCATCCACGGATATGGTTCCAGATCTTCCCAGAACTTAGAGCCCGCCATAGGAGCCCAAAATTCCCGATCTGTCATTCCCCAATCTTTATAGAAATTCCATGAAACTATGTCATCATGGGTCTCGGTTCTACCATGTGCTTTAAGAGCACCTTTTACCCAATTTACGAAAACCCCATCGAGGTCAGAAATTAAGTTTGTCATTATATCCTCGCAAAATTAAGTAAATAAAAACCGGGGGTCGGCGGGGGTTTCCCCCGTCAAACGTAGCGTGTTATGAGGTCGTCAAGACCGAGTAGCGGAGTTGTGAACGTAGTGAACATAAGGTCCGGATGCGGCTACGCATCCTGCCACCCGTAACTTTCTATGATATTAAGTACCTGTTGACATGTATCAACCAAATCCAAACTAACATTATCGAGCGTATTATTCACCAACCCAGAAGAAACCCCCTTCTCTGAAGAGTGTCCATCCCCACCAATTCCTCTGGAAAGTTGTATAATCTTCCCACCCGCTTCCAAGATAGCTTCGGCTTCATTGTCGAACCTCAGGTCGGTAACAATAGCCAAGGCTGATTCTTCATCCTTGATTAGGTTTAGGCACCGCTTGGTCCAAATGGGAGAATACATCTTTCTGAATATTCCTGTGCCAGCAAACTGCATGAATTCTCGGGCTGTCATAGGGCCGGGAGAGTGAATAATGAACGAACTATCTGGCAAACGAAATAACGCAGTAGCTTCCCGAGTTAATTCTTGGTATTTTTCCGGCGTGATAACGCCGGGCATATTCTCCCACAACAAATGCTCCACTACCGTATTCTTTTGTTCATCGGTTCCATATAAACACTCCCTAGGAATATCGAACAAGCTCTCGCACATATCTTTTAAAGGATGGGCAAAGGCATAAGACTTAACGTAAGGCCAAAGTCCCGTAGACGCCCAAATAGCAAATTGTGGATCTTGTCTCTCAACATCGAGCATTCCCGATTTCCCACCCTCATAAGTGACGTGCAACTTTCCCCCCACGTCCAGAGAAAAGTCCTCTATCAAGTTATTAGCCCTAAGCTGATAACCATGCAGGAAATTCGCCAGAGTATTTTTCCCAGAACCTTTAAGACCCGCAAATGCAAGAATTTTCATATCTTTTTCTCATTCGTTATTAGTTGATTCACTTTACATTTCCCCAATATTTCCCGCAGTTCTTCCGCCGTATGTTCTTCGGGATCGCCCTTAATAAGTTCGGGCCCCACATAATTAAATCTACGGCCCCCTACTTTTTTTATTTGTAATGTGGCTTTTGCTCCAGCCTGATCTAAATCCATCATTAGAACCACAGTCGTACAACCGGATTTCTCTAAAAGAATTAACTGGTGTTCTGTGAGGCTCGCCCCCATTATACCCACGCAGTTAGGAAAACCGGCCTCCCAAAGCCGCCAAATATTAGCTTGTCCCTCTACCAATATGCAGGTTCCGCTATCCAAAATATATTGTCGTGCCAAGTTTAATCCATATAGGTGATGACCCTTTTCTAAGGTGGAATCGTAAGTCCATTTCGGCCCATCCCCTTTTTGCCAGCCAATTTTTCGCCCTGCATTACCGACGAACCTATAGTTCTCGTTATATATTGGGGTAACAGCACGGCCCTCCATATAACCCTCAGTGCAATCCCCAATGTCGAACTTGGTAAGTATGGAAGACTGTATAGGGTGATCCTTAGCCAAGTAGTATGGAGACGGGATATTCAAATTACGAATAGCATAGGCCCGATCTATATGGTGCTCATAATTCCTGTTGGGCTCTGTTAAGAAGGTCTCTTGGATTCTCTTGTATTCTATGAGAGACGAGGGCGTATACTTTTCTGCTAAGGGATCGTACTCTTGTTTAATGCAATATTCCGACCCTAAGAAAGACGCTACCTCGGTATAGGTCACATTCTTACCCTTTGCCCTCGTTAATGCCCCTCTAACAAACCCAAATATGCCCGAGCCATACTCTTCATGACAAGACTGAGTCCAGCACTTCCAGCATAATTTATTGTCTGCAAATATGGTACAGCCGTTACTGTTATCTCCACCATGAACTGGACAAGAAAAAAAATATCTATTATTAGAAGATGAATACTTTATTCCTAATCTATCAAGTATGTCAGGAATCTTCTCCAACGGTAGCGATGTCAGGTACTTCGAAGGGGTCTGTTGACTTCTGGAGTTCATTGCGTGTGGGCCCAACTTCTATTTTAGCGTATTCACCTTTCATCCTAATATTAATGTAGTCGCCGGGATCTAGGCAGGGGCCGTATCGGGACACTATAGGGGTTAATTTACGATTGTAGGGCACTAGGCCCGCATGTACATCGTCGGCCTGTTCCTCGGGGGACTTTTCCTCAAACTTTGTGTGGGACGTGCAGAGCCACGCTATGCGGTCAGATTGGGCAATGTCGCCCGACCTACTTAGCTGAACAAACGAGAGGCACGGAACCATGTATTTTACACAGAAATTGTGGAGGGCCGTCATTTGGAACCCCATGATCTGATACTCTTTCATGGAATCATTGAGGCCGTCTTCACTAGTCATCTTCAAATAATCATATACGACAAGACAGTCTTTAGCCTTACCCTCTTCATCAAAGCCAACGTGTCTATAAATCCATTGGCGGGCCATCGATATTACCGTATCAAAAGAACACCCAGAAACATTGAGGTGAAATATATTTAGGGAGTTAAAACCCTCCTCCTTTAGCCCAACCGTATAATATTCGTGCTCGGCTACGTTCCCTTCAGCCAATCTATTGATGTTAATCTCACAATGATTAGCGACAAAACGGTTCTTCTGACTATTATAGTCCATTTCGGTGTCGAGAATAAGTACGGGAACCCCTTTACTAGCAACATTAGCGGCTATTTGGAGCCCCATAGTTGACTTGCCCACTTTATAACGTGCAGATATTAATGTAACGCCGCCCCTCCTAAGACCGCCCCCTATCGCATAGTCGAAAGCCTCTATACCAGTGCTGAGCCCCATCATCTCATGCGGATTATTTATCAGCCCATCGACATATTCTTTTAGATCCTTAGTCATTAGTCCGGGTTTTTGGGTGGAGGTGTTATAAACTTGGGCCACTAGGTCCGAAATAGGCCCCTCTAAAGCCGACATAATTTCCCCAATATCTTCTTCGCCCGAAAACGTATCAACTCGCCCCCTACATGCATCTAAGACCCTACGAGAATCCCTAATTATCTTTAGCTTTGTAAGTTTAGACGCATAATACGAAACATTATCCTTATGTACCGGGAAATTGTACAAGGACCTTATAAATGCGATCTCCTCGTCCTTAAGAAGGGAATTAAAACCCATACTGACCGACTTAGAAAGAATCGTCGAAAGGTCCGGCTTGGCCCCCTCAACCATTGTTGCTTTAACACACTCGAATATGATCTGATTGGTCTGCTCTGTGAAAGTTTCCATCTCCACAAAATCCACATCAATGTAGCACTCCAGCCCAAACTGGCAAAATGCCGCCAAGAGTGCCCTCTCAAACGCTAAATCCTGATTTATCACTTCTGGCATAACATCTCCATAAACTCCGGGTTATCTATGACACTTTTTCTTAGCCTGTTAAAGGCCCTAAGGCCCCTCATAGATACAGTATGTACACATAATCCAGTTAGGTCGGCTATTTCACGGTTACTCAACCGGTCTATATGCTTCATATATAGTATTTTTTTATCTTGATCATTCATCCTGTTAAAAGCTTGTTTTAGAATAGAAGTGTTTTCCGACAAGATGGCTAACTCTAAAGGCTGTTCAATATTCGCCTCGTGAAGATTGCTATAAAACGCCCCATATTCATTTTCAATGTAATTTTCGTCGGAGCATTCTCTTGAGATACTTCTTTTTTTAGCCTTAACATAAACCCTATATGCTTCAATCACCTCATCTTCAGCTATTTTATAAAGCCAAATGGTGAATGGTATTTTACTGGTAAGAAATTTTTCATATCTTCGCCCAGCACTAATTAGAGTTTCCTGAAGAATATCGTCAGCGTCAACGATCTTTTTTAATTTAGAATAAAGTCTTTGGTTAATATAAGACCTTAGTGGTTTTAGATGATCTTTTACAACAGTCATAAAATCGGACATAAAGACCTTTTGGTTAATGTTATAGGGTGATTATATACTACTTTTTTCTTTGTATAGAATTTAAATCACCTCCATTGTGAAGAAAAGAGTGTAATTTTTTTAGATCATATTCGGTGTCAAACAATGCCATCATAAATGGGGTGATGCTATGGACTTCTTGTATGTGATCCCTAAGAGTTCCTTTACCACGATAGTACCAAGGTTTGGTGTTTGGTAAGTCTTCGGGACTAATGGGCCTGTAAGAAGTAACCGTTTTAGGACTAGAAAAATAACTGTTCTTAGGAAGGTAGCTATTCTCAGGAAGGTAGCTATTCTCAGGAAGATAATTATCCTTAGGGAGATAACTTTCTTTAGGTGGAGATGCCTGAAACGATTGTTTAATTTCAGGCTCTGGCTCCAATAGCTTTGGAGGGGTCGGTCGATCTGCCGGTTCCAGAATTAGTTCCGGCTCGATCATAACAGAATCAGGATCAGAATCAGAAACTACAACTTTATAAGTTTTTGTTGGCCAAAATGCAAAACACAACAATGTGGATATAAGGAAGTATTTAAGAGCCCGTTTTATCAATGGTGACGTAATTGTAATTTGCCTTAATCCGTAGGTATTTGTTGACCATGTTCTTGCTCGATGGAGGCAGGAACCAGAACTGATCGATTATCTTGACGCACTTGCTTTTGGCTAGATAAAAAACCATCAACAAACTCAATCGCAAATAAATTTCGCACAAGCAAATCGTACTCTAAATCAGAATGATGAAGTGACAACTGTGCCCACGAATCACCTGCCTCGCTCCACGGGCATTTATCCAAAAGGAACTTAGTCAGATCATCAATTAACTCCTGCCTCGTGAGCACAAGAGAACAATGCGATGCACCGAAGTCCTCGATCTCAGTTTCTTTACTACTCATTTATTTCTCCTCGGCCTGCGGTGATCTCAGGATTTCGTAGACTTCCAAGATGTACGACGGGACACCCTCTGGACCGGCATTCTCGATGCTGATATCGACCCAATGACCGGGAGAATTGATTGTGGGATTGTCTGGAAAAGGTTTAACGACAATACCGTGTCGTGTACCATCATCATAGTGGGCTAATACCTTCTGACCAGAAATAATTCCAATACCATTCTTATCAACTACCATAATTTACCTCAATAAACAATTCACCGAACACAGTCTATAAAAAAATACCCCCATCTTCCTATCAAAGAAGATTTTATCGGACTGGCCGTCCGTGTCTTTGTCTCGCAGAGTTACCTATAAGCTATTACAAATAGGACTATCACTTGGATTTTAACCAAGCTCCCTTCTTACCAAAACTCGACAAGCGAGGTGGAATCGAACCACCATTCTACACTAAGTTATCGATTGCCATTCCGACTGTCGTATCGACCCCCATTACTATAGTTGCTGTTACCGGGCCCATATAGATTAGCCGGTGTATACTGAACTGGTCCACGCTGATACGTAAATCCGCCCATTTGGTTCATAAAGAACCTATCAAAATGATCATTACCAAATTGATTATACCCGCCGTACATATTAGGGCGGTTCTGGGTCGAGTTCAAAAGTGCTCGCCCATTGTTTCGTGTTTGGGGCTGGGTTTTCTTTGGAGGATCTCCCATTCCAACACTAATGAGCAAGATAAAAAATATAGGTAGGTGACTATTCCTCCGAATTAATCCGGAGGCTTTTAGGGTTTTGGCCCAAAGTCTGTAATCCCAGACTTGTTTTGCTATATTATACATTGACTGGCTCCTTGTTTTCTGAATCTACGGATTCTACGTTTTCAGTTTTTTTGCCTGAATTAATAAATTCTACGTTTTCAACCACAACAAACATCTTGCTGTAGGGAACTCCATCTTTTTCCCACTTGTCCACCTTTAGGCGGCCCTCAACATAAACTTCCTTACCCTTGACCATCCACTGGGCGATTTTGACGCTCCTCTCGCCCCAGAAGTCGCAGTCGATGAATAGGGTCTCCTCCTTGTCGCCCATCTTACGATTGATCGCTAGAGAGAAGCGTAAAAGGTTCTGGGGGCCGACCTGCTTTTGGGTGGGCGAGGATGTAATACGACCAATGAGCATAACTTTGTTTAACATGTTTTTCCTAACCGTGAGATTCTTGAATGATGAAGCCTACTAACGAAAGTGCGTAGGCAAAGTAAATGAGGGCCAAACTATAATTTTTGTTTAATAAACTTGTTAGAAAAGTAACAGAGTAAATTAAACATACTATGCCTAGAAGATAAGAGTTCATGAGGCAATTCCCCCTAAATAATATCTTCCAACAGAGTTAATAAAATAATGTCTTAACATTTTGATTCCTTATTTTTTCACCTGAGTGTCTACCGAACTAATATTAACATTAAGCCAAGTCGCCTCATGCCAAGGAATGTCGATATCTCGGCTTTTCTTTAACCAATTGGCTTTCGCCGTACCGTCTAGATAGGCAGCCGAGGCTCCCAACAAAGACATTATTAATACAGTAAGAAGTATTACACACAAAAAACCAAGATTTTGTTTATCTATTATTAGCTCCACAAATTTAAGACTGTACACATTGTAGCACAAGCTACGTCCATGTCAACCGGCAAAGCCATAAAAAATTAACCAGAGGGGTCCTTTAGAGCTATTTTGCTCCACTTTTCCACGCCCGTAACTCGTCACCATGTTTCCAGCACTGAACTAGTGTTTGCATTGCAAAGCCATGCATCGCCCCACTAATCCCGTCATCATCCGCCAATTCTCCCGTGTCTTTAGCACAATCTGCCACGGTAGACCCAAGATGAATACGACCCTGCATCAATCGAGCCCAATCTTCCGCATAGCAAACGACTCGTAATCCATAGTCATCATCATTAGATTCAACAAGAGAGTCCCACAGAGGCTTATCCGATAGCTCAATGGGCCCCGTTAAATGTAAGGCATTCTGCAAAGCTAATTTTTGTTCAGATTGCTTTTTATCGTACCCAGCTTGAGTTTTTTTAGATTCCTCATCTTGAAGGGCCTTAATTTTTGAATCTGATTCTAAATCACTTGCAGACAATTCTTCGTCTGGATATGGGCCCACAACTGGATCATCCCCTAAATACCCACTCATTCCACGCTCCCAATCTCTAAGAATCAATTCGGGGTTTGAATTTCCCCCCACAATAACCTCAACATCGTTAAATTCAAAAGTAATCAACTCGTCGTAACTTATTGCTTGTGAAATTGCATTATTAATAGTGGGAGAAATTTCATCTCCAGCACAGGTTTCGTAAATTTGCATAAAACATTCCTTATTAAAAACGGTACAAAGAAAAAATATCTATATGGGGCGAACGACCCGACCCAATCGGGTGGGCCCCCTACTTGGTGGCCCATGTCAATACCTAATGGTCCTATATTTTTTCTTTGCTAAGCCTCTTTTCGATATTTTTCAAAAGCCTTAAGGATATCTTTGGTAGTCTCCCATTTATCCCACATCTTTTGTATCATAGTCTCTGTTAAGCCGTGTGAATTCTTAACCGCACATTCCTTAACATCATAACGCCACTTGGTGGTGGGTTCAACAATATCCCAGTCATAATTATTTCTGTGGGCAAAATCGCAATATTTCTCTATGGTCCATCGTTCGACAAACGTATTATGAACAAAAACATCCTTCCCCCTAGAGAGATGGAAAAATGCTGTTCCTAGGCACCACTCATGGGCCACCTGAATTAGATTAAAGTTAAAATTATAGGACCCATCATCATGAGTAAAGAAATCATCGGCAGCAACAGCTACATTATTTTTTTCTTTTGCTAACTTTAGTGCTAGAGTCGATTTCCCGGCTCCCGGTAAAGCTCTTATAAGGGTTAACTTAGGCATTTTATACTTTCTTTCTCAAAACCGCAACATAAAAACCATTCCACCAATTTGGGTCCGAGCCACCGCCCACAAACTCCTGCTCAAACAAAACCTCTAGATTAGCCCTCCTAATACCCTCTCGGGCACCAGTATGAACCATCTCCCAGTCCCAATCATCAACGCAATAAATAAATGTTTCTGCTAAAAATGGATGGATAACCGAAAGAGCCATAACCTGATCTTCGTAATCATGCGGGCCGTCATATAGGTAAAAGTCTATCTTAGTATCTATTTGGTCGGCTGTCAAGTCCCAACAGCTTTGATCAAACACTTTAATTGGGTTGTTTAGCAGGCGACCTTTATTATAATAAAATTCTTTCCTTGATCGCCCTTGTTCATCAAAGTCCACCCAGTTATCGCAGCAATACGAATTCATAGAATTTCCGAAATTAGCCGCGACGAAAGTGGCTCCCTTATGGACCCCAATCTCTAAATAATTGGTGGAGAACGATCCGAGATTATTAAGTAGGTGCCGAATTTTGATTCCGGTGAACCCCTGAACCGCAGAGGACTCTGCGTCAAGTTTTGACTCGTTAAGTAAAGTATTCGTAATAGAAATTTTTACTTTTTCAATCAACAACATTAAATCTAAACTCATAGTATCTTTCTAAAAAATTG